GCAAGTTTTCAAGAAGTAGCGGAGCCTTAAAACATGGCAATTGCTTCTTGGGCTGCTTCAACTGCTTACTCATTAGGAGACGTAAGAAGAGCTGCAACAGATCAAGTTACAGGTTTATTTTTCAAATGTGTTACTGCTGGAACGAGTGGAGGATCTGAACCAGCTTGGCCTACAGATATAGGAGTTGAAGCAACTGATGGATCTGTTACTTGGAAGGCAATCAGTAGTGTTTATGCTGATCTTTCCGTCCTTGCTCCTAGTGCAATTATTGAACTTTTTGAAGTCAGACTAGATAACACATTGCATGGAAGTACACTTATCACTCGTTTTCATAACGGTTGTAATGCAGCTTTATCTGGAGGAATTGTTTGGAATGGAAATACTTATGCAAGTTTGGCTATAAAAGCTGAAGGGTTTGAACAAACATCTTCAGGGTCTTTACCTAGACCGACTTTGACGGTAGCAAATACAGATGGAATAATTACTGCTCTTCTATTTGATGTAAATGCTGTTACACCACATAACGATTTAACAGGAGCAGAAGTGAGAAGGATAAGGACTCTGAAAAGATTTTTAGATGGAGAGAGTGCAGCCGATCCAAACGCTCAGTGGCCTATGGAAATCTGGTATATAGACCGAAAAGCAACAGAGAATAGAGATGTTGTTGCTTTCGAGTTGGCTTCTAAATTTGATTTAGCAGGACAATTTATTCCTAAAAGGCAATTGATTGCAAATGTCTGCCAATGGGCTTATAGAAGCTCTGAATGTAGTTACACAGGCAGTAATTATTGGGATGCTGATAACAATCCAACTGGTTCAATTACAACTGATCGTTGTGGAAAATCTCTAACAAGTTGTAAACTTCGTTTTGGAAACAACGGTGAATTGCCGTTTGGGTCGTTCCCTAGTGCAGGTAAAATAAGATGAATATAAGTGAAGAAATAAAAGCTAAAGCATTAGTTCACGCAAAGGAAGAGAATCCTAGCGAAAGTGTTGGTCTTGTTCATATTGTAAAAGGTAGAGAAAGATATTTTCGTTGTAAGAATCAAGCAGAAGAACCTGAATTGCATTTTTCTCTAGACCCTGCTGATTACTTAAAATGTGAACAACAAGGGGAAATTATAGCTGTTATTCATTCCCACCCAAAAACAAATCCGAATCCTAGTGAGGCAGATAAAGTTGCTTGCGAAAGAAGTAATTTACCTTGGTTTATTGTTAATCCAAATACTGAAAAATGGGCGTATTACGAACCATCAGGATTCAAACTTCCTTATGTGGGTCGTCAATGGGCGCATGGGATTGTTGATTGTTATACGCTTTGTAAGGATTGGTATGAAAGAGAATTAGGCATCAAATTTAAGGAGTACAACAGAAAGGACGATTGGTGGCACAAAGGGGAGAATTTATATGCTGATAATTTTAAGAGTGAAGGGATGAAAGAAATTAAATTAGAAGAAATTCAATATGGAGATGCTCTTTTAATGAAGATAGATAGTACTGTGCCTAATCATGCTGCTATTTATCTAGGTGAAAATATTATTCTTCATCACGTCCATAATCGTTTATCAAGTCGAGATGTTTATAAGTGGGGAGGCTATTATCATAAGATGACGGCAATGGTATTAAGACATGAAAGTCGTTAAGGTCTACGGAGCGTTAAAAGAACGATTAGGCGGTCAAGGGACTTTTGAACTTGATGTTTTTAATGCGGCTGAAGCAATAAAGGCATTGTGTTCTAATTTCTCAGGTCTTGATAAATGGTTTATTGATAGTGGAAATGACGGGATTGCTTATAAGGTTTTACTAGGAGAAACTGAAGTAGGAGAAGACAAAGATGGGACACATAATTTTGAGAATTTTCTATTTCCTTGGAGTTCTAAGGAAGTTTTACATATCACACCTGTTCTTGTTGGTTCAGGAGGAGGGTGGGGGCGTATAGCTTTTGGAGTGGCAATGATTGGTTTAGCTTTTGCTACTGGTGGAGCAAGTTTGGCGTACAATTCTTTAGCTTTAGCTAATCCTGCTGTAACAGGTATTGCTTTTAGTGGTTTCTTTGCTAAAGCTGCTGTTTATATAGGTGCTGGACTTGTTCTAGGAGGAGTATCTCAATTACTTACTCCTGTTCCAAAAGCTCCACCTGAAGCTCAAAAATTGCAAAGCTTTTCATTTAGTGGAATAGCTCAAACAACCCAACAAGGTGGGGCTATACCAATTGTCTACGGTAAATGTTTTGTTGGAAGTGCTGTTTTAAGTGCAGGATTAGATACATTTGACGCATGACTGAAACCAATTCAAAATTAAATATTTCTGGATCTGGAGGAGGAGGTTGTTTTGTTGGAACTACTCGTGTATCAGTTCCAAATGGTTACAAGGAAATCAATTCAATTGCAGAAGGCGATATTGTTTTAAGTTTTGATGATCAAGGAAAAATACATGAAGCAAAGGTCTTAAAAGTACATCAGCATGAAGAAGAAGAGATTTGGTGGTTCAAGTTTTGGGGCGGTGATTCTTTTACAGCTACACCGAATCATTGGGTCTTAAATCAATTTAATGCTTTTGTCGGGGTTGGAACTCTTAAAGAAGACGACTGTGTAGTTAATCAGAATAATCATTTAGTTCCATTAATAGAAAAGAAAAAGATAGGAGTCGGTACTGTTTATAACTTAACGGTTGAAAATCAACATACATTTATTGCTGAAAACATTAGAGTTCATAATGCAGGTCTTGGACTAGGGATTCGTGGTTCAGGTGGCGGAGGAAGTAAGGGCGGAGGAGGTCATACTCCTGTTGAGGCAGACGACACACTTCAAAGTTTTCAACGTGTAGAAGTTATTGATCTGATCTGTGAAGGTGAAATCGGTGGAATTGTTGATAATGAAAAAGGGATTTATTTAGACGGAACACCGCTAAAAAGTAGTGATGGCAGTTCTAATTTTGAAGGCTATGTTCTCGAAACAAAAACAGGAACACAAGCTCAATCTTATATAAGTCGATCAATAGGCAGTCAAAGAGAAGTAAGTGTTAATTTAAACGTCACAAATGCGAGTCCTGTTATAAGACAAATTACAGATACAACAACAGATAGAGTAAGAGTTACATTGAGTCTTCCAAGTTTACAAAAGTTCGAAAGCAACGGAGATGTCAATGGTAATTCTGTTCAGTGTAGAATTGATATTCAGTACAACGGAGGAGGGTACAACACTGCTGCAAATGCAAACTTTAGCGGTAAAAGTAGCAACTCTTATAAGCGAGATTATATGATTAACTTGACAGGTGCATTTCCTGTAGATATTAAAGTAGTAAGAATTACGGCAGATAATCAAACAACAAAAAATCAAACGGTAACAACATGGGCAAGCTATACCGAAATTATTGATGAAAAGTTCAGATATCCTAATTCTGCCCTGTGCTATTTAAGGTTTGATTCAAGAAACTTTAATGGGATTCCTCGAAGGCGTTATCACATTAAGGGCATAAAGATACAACTTCCGTCTAATGCTTCTGTTGACTCAAACACAGGGAGAGTCACTTATTCAGGTATTTGGAATGGCTCGTTTGGTTCTGCTCAATGGTGTGCAGATCCCGCTTGGTGTTTATGGGATCTTATGACAGATACTCGCTATGGGGCGTCGATTCCGGCAAGTTCTTTGGATAAGTGGGATTTTTATACATGCTCGAAATATTGTAATGAATTAGTCCCAGATGGGAAAGGAGGAACAGAACCACGCTTCTCTTTGAATTTATATATGCACTCAAGGGCTGAAATCTTTGACGCTATTAACGAACTTTCTTCTGCCTTTAGAGGCGTTAGTTATTACGGTGCTGGCTCGTTTATCCTTAATCAAGATAGTCCAGCCGATAGTCAATATGTCTTAAGTCCATCGAATGTAATTGATGGGATGTTTACTTACACAGGTTCCTCTCAGAAATCTAGGCACACAACTTGTACCGTTGCATGGCAAGACTATGGTTTATTAGGAGAAGTTCAGCATGAATATGTTGAAGATGCTGATGGAGTTAGTACCTACGGAGTTATAAATAAAGCGACAAAAGCAGTCGGGTGTTATTCACAAGGACAAGCTCATAGATTTGGAGAATGGTTATTACTTAGCGAACAGAATCTAACCGAAACAGTTACCTTTGGAGTTGCTTTAGAAAGTGGAATAGTTCTATCCCCGGGAATGGTCATAGATATTGCAGATCCAGTAAAGAGTGGAAAAAGAAGGAGCGGTAGGATTTCTTCTGTTACTTCTACAACTATCTTTGCTGCTGATAGTGATACAGATTTAGGCTCAATAGATTTAGCAAACAATCCAAAATGTTCTGTTATTTTGCCATCTGGATTAATAGAAAAGAAAGACGTTGAATCAATTAGTGGGACTACAATTACACTTTCTTCTGCCTTATCGGAAACTCCTAATGTGCAATCAGTATGGATGATTGAAACAGATGATATTAAATACCAACAGTTTAGAGTTCTACAAATATCAGAAAGTGGCAGTGGTTCTTACTCCGTTTCAGCAATAGCTTACAACAGTAGTATCTACGATGCAGTAGACCGTGACCAGGCAATATCCGTCCCTGATATTAGTAATTTAAGCATTGTTCCTGAGGCTGTTACTAATGTTACGGGTGAAGAACATTTATATCAAGATGGTCAAAATATAAAAACAGCCTTTGAATTAGATTGGTCGCCACCAACTAACGGTGCTGCTTCGGAATATATAATTAGTTACCAGTTAAATAACGACAATTGGATAACAATTAGAGAAACTTCTACTGCTATAAGAATAGAAAGGTTAAGAGTTGGGACTTTAAAAACACAAATACAAGCGACGAATCATTTAGGATTTGCAAGTCCGTTCTCTACTAATACTTTCAATTTATTAGGAAAAACGGCTGTTCCTGGTGATGT